CCCGTGTTGACCGAGTAGTCGATCAGCATCGCGAGGTACTGAATCGCCATCTGGTTAGTGAAACCGTACAGCGTGAGCTTCACCTGATCCTTCGCCAACTGTGAGGCCGACATTTCGACCAATTGCGCAGCAGGCGACGGGTTCCCCGGCCATTGATAGATCGGGAACGAGGGCGCATCCGTCAACTCGGGTTCAACGTGAGCCACGACATATGGCGGTACGATGTTGTCGGGTACGAGATACGACGGATAGACCTGGACGGTTGTCGCGCCGAATGTCGTTTGCGCCATCCAGATCGGCAGGCTGTTCGATACAATCGGGCCAACCGGCAAATCGGCCGCGCTTGCAACCAACTGCGAGGCAAGGGACGGATACACCGCGAAACCGCGGTAATGCCAAAGCTCGGCCTGTTGATAGTTGAATCCAGTTGCCGAAAACGCGACGCGCAGCGTCGTGCCATCCACCGGCCACGATCCAACCCACATCGTATTAGGCGCGATCGCATTCAACTCCGAGATCTCTTCCTCGGGCGTGAATACAAACTGATTCGCCGCCAGCGTTTGATCCTCTTCTTGCCGACGCTCGCTTAGAACGTGGAGCGAACCCTTGAACTGCTTGGTAGGACTGCTCGCAACCCAAAACACATAGCCATCGGCCGGGATCGTCGATTTCGTGTACTGCTGAAACGAAACCGTCTGATTGCTCGAGATGTCATCGACGCCAGCCGCGAGCGCCGTCGCCAGTTGCCCGGGTGCTGCGCTGGCTTCAGAGATCAGCGTCATTTGTCGTCACTCGTAGTCCAGGCTCGGAAGGAAGCCTGATAGAGGCCGGTGTCGACGAATGCCGGACGCGCCTTGTTCTTCTTCGCGTAGGGCGTCTTTTTGCGGTGATTCACGCCGACATCAGCAGCTTCAACCTTCTGTCTGCTCAGGTCTTGCCATTCGCGCGCATCGAGGTAGTCGCGGAATTTTTCTTCGATCTTGCCGTTGACGCTCATTCCCGAGATCAGGCGATCACCGAGTTTCGTATCGATGTCCTTGCCGAAAATGGCGACGGGCTTGCCCTGTGCCAAGGATTCAATCTCACCCGCCATCGCATCAGCTAGGAATTCTCCGATCTGATCCTCGTATATCTCGAGGAACGTGCGCATCACGTGGTATTCGTTCTCGAGATAGCCCGCGACCTCGCCGGTCGTCTTGCCGCCATCCGCATCGGTATAAGCCGCGTCGACAACCCCTAGCATCAGTTGCATTTAGCTGACCCCGACGATAGACGGCCCTGAGGCTTGGCTGTAATCCAGATATTCTCGACCCCAAGGCGTGAGCAGAAGATCGAGATCCCCCATCGTCAAGCCCTTGAGGAAGTCGGGCGTTACTAGCGTTTGCGAGGTTGCCTGATCCGCCGATGCGCCGATCGGACCCGCTTTAAAGGAGAGCAACTTGAATGCGGCTCTTTGATCGGCGAAGAATGTCTGCTCGGCTTGGTCCTGTCCAACCTTCAGCAGCTTGTGCATGCCGTAGTTGTAGACGGCCATCACGTACTCGATCGCTGGCATCCCCGGGGGCGGCGCGAGAGTGATCGCAACAGCCGCTCCGAACGCCCATGCGAGATATTGCGAATAGGTTGACGCGCTCGCAATCGAGACAGGCGCGGTCGGAGCGGGAGATACCGTTCCGCTCGTTCCCGTCCACGTCGCGATGTAAGTGTTGAGCCCATTCCCGACCAGCGCCATGCCGGCGGCCACCGTTCCCGTCGTGCTTGCCGCCGTCAGATTACCCAACGTATCGACGGTCACGGTCGTAAGCGTTCCGCTCGGCAAATCGGCCGAAGGAACACCCTGATTCAGCACGAAGGCAAAGAAGTCGCCGATATTCGGCGCGGTCGGATTCGTGAACATGGGTCAGTGGATCGTGACGACTTCGCCGTCTACGGACATGTAATCAGCGAGATCCAAAGCGGCGGGCAGGGCGGCGAAATACGGAACGCCGAGCGAAAGAGCGATCACACGCGGCGTAAAAGCCCAAACTGCGTGGCCTTTTGCGATGCAGATCTTCATGCCCTTGGCCATGAGCGCCTTGACTTCCTCGATGTGAGTCATCGTCGGCGCTTTAGTGGCTTCATTGAATGCCGCATCCACTGCGGCACGCGCTTCATCGGAGAGACGGACGGCTTTCATGTCAGATGTCCAGGCGCGCGCTTTCGGGTGCCGTCGCATCCACCGACACGCTCATCTTGATCTCGTTGCCGGTCGGCGTGCCGCGGGGATCCGATTCCTGCTCGACTTCGACCATCGTTACCTTTGCGAGACGCTTGCGCTTATCCTTCGGCGCACGATTGGCTTGATCCATTGCGAGGGCGCCGCGCTGCGCTTCGACGGCCGAGACGCGCTCTTGCGCCTCGACTCGAGCGGCGTGACCGGCTTCGATCTGCGTTTCGGTCGTGGGCTTGTCCAGGCTGTACATCCAGCCCGAAAAGTTCTCCATCCGGCCGTTCGTTTCGTGCGAGCGCTTGAACCCGGCATTCTCAAGTTGCCAGATGAAGTATTCGACGTGTTGCTGGGACCATTGATCGCCGATCGGCGCTTGCTGGCCCGAATGCACTTCGAGTTCGTAAATGCGATTCGATTCCGGCAGGCGGTATTGGAACTTGAGGCGTTGTTTGGTGCCGTTGGCAACGTAAATTCGGGTCATTTTCTTTCCCTAAAAAGAAGAACCGCCCGAAGGCGGATATCCCTTGAAATTGAACTCGCGCCAACCTGGCAAGGGAACCAGGCTTTCGGATGCGCAATCCTAGGCGCGAGGTAAGGCTTTAATACGGGACCGAGAGGATGTACAAGCCCGCGCCACGAACGTTCCAGCCACTCGAGATACGGTTCTCGTAGATCGTCGTGATCGCGCCATCCGGCGTGGGCGTCGGAATTTCGATCGGCGCAGCCATCGCGGCGTACATCACGTTCACCGCCTTCATAGCCGGCGAAACTTCGCCGAAAACGTTGGTGTTGATGCCCGGGATGTCGGGCACTTCGACTTCGGGGATCGTGAGGATAACGGCATCAGCACCCGCGGCACTCTTACCGATCAGCGTATCGTCGAAATACCACTGCAGATCGTCGCCGGCCTCTTGTATCTGAGCCTGCGCAACGTTCGCGGTCGTCTGCGTGCCGGCGCCGGGGCGTTGGTACGAGGTGACTTGAACGATGTTCGCGATTTGCGCTTGCAGGAAGATGCGCTGCGGGCTGATGACGACGATCTTGTTGTGGATCTTGCCGCCGCTCTGGAACATCGAGATCTTCAGCGAGACGATCTGATTGAGCAGCCATTGCGCCATCGCTCCGTTGTCGTACGTCGAGAACGTCGTCGCACCGTATGGATCGGGCGGCAACGTCACTTGGACGGCGTTCGGCGCGTTGAGCAGGCCTTCGCCCTTCGCCGGGTTGTAGCCGTACAGCAGCGCCGTGCGGTATTGCTGATAGTGACCTTGGCGGGCGGCCAGGGCTTGGGCAGCGGGCAGGCTGACGTTGTAGTTCGCCGCGGCGGCCGTGTCGTGACGGTCCCAAATCGAACGCGTACGCACGAGATACGTCGGCGTGCCGAACTGTTCGCCAACGAGCGAGGCGCTCGGCAGCATGTTCGACGGAGCGCCGGCAGCTTGCGCTTCGGTACGCAGATCGAGTGCGTTCACGTACACGTACAGATCATCGGGGCCGATCTTGACGCGCGGTTTGCCGCCCTGCAGGGCTTCGAATGCCCCCGACGCTTGCGCGTAGGTGACGATGAGGTCGGGCTCGGCGAAATGCGGGTTGATCCGGGCCCTTGCTGGAAACAAATTGGCCATTTATGCAGGCTCCAAAGTAGAATGGGAGACGATTTTTAGTTCAGCAAATCGAACACCACCGCTCCCAAATCACGGAGGTATCCAGATGGAAAAATGTTCTGTTGACGGCTGTTGCAGCGAAGTTCTAGCTAGGTCGTTATGCAATGCCCACTACAAAAAATTCAGAAGAACAGGAGCATTGAAAACGGTGATACGAACCCGCGGAGAGGGGTCTATTAACCCGGCCAATGGCCGCCATTACATGACTCACGATGGGAAGATGCGATTTACCCATGTGGTTATGGCGGAGAAGGCCCTTGGCAGACATCTCCCCAAGGGGGTGCAGGTTCACCATGTTGATGAAAATCGCCTAAACAACGATCCAAATAACTTGGTGATTTGCCCCGATCAGGCGTATCACGCGCTTCTTCACCAGCGAGCAGATGCGTTAGATGCCTGCGGTCACACTCACTGGAGGAAATGCAAATACTGCAAGCAGTGGGATGACCCGAAAAATCTGCGCATCTATGTCAGCAGCGTTTGCCACTTTCGCTGCGAGCAGGAATACAGACGTCAACGGAAAATCGAGAAGGCCAATCCTTAGATCTGGATGATGGCTGCGTTACCCGTCGTCCAGGAGACGGCCCCGGTACCCGAGTTGTAACTGACGATCTTGCTGTTCGAGTTGAGCGAGACGATCTTCGTCGTCGCCGGCAATGCGAAAGCGCCGCTCGTGCCCGATGCCGTCAGTTGGAACAGCGCCGGATCCCAGTACAGCGTTTGGTTGATCGCTCCGCCTTCGAGCGAGGCAACCAGGCTAGACAGCACTTGCACCGCGATACGTGCGTTCGTGCCGAAGCGGTAGTAGTTCACCGTCATGCCGGACATTGCCGTTTGCACGGAGTTGCCCGGGACGATGATCATGTTGCTGGCTTGGTCGAACACCGTCATGCCGGTGACGTTGCCAGCAGCCGACGCCAAAACGAGCGAATTGCCGAGTTGGTTTTTGTCGACCGTTGCGACGTCTTCGGTGACGAGCAAGCCGCCCCAAACCGGTTGCGTGACGCTCGAAGCGACGACGCCCGAGGCAAGCCACATGCGCGACGACGTATCGTCGAATGTGGTGCCTTGGACGTAGCCTTCGGTCGAGACTTGAAAGTTGTTCGACGGGCTCGTCGTCAACTGCGGATCGAAAGAGATGGCCATTTACGCAAGCTCCTTAGTGCTTTTGGCGGGGGTCGAGCAGGCGCACGCCATGACCCTGATGTTTGAAGTAGCCGAGCCATGCGTCCATATCGCCCGAGTACTCGGTGATCTGTCGGCCAGCTTCGTCGCTGCGGATGATCGGGATGAGCTTGCCGGCGGGCATGACTTCCGGGCTACGCGCGACGGCTTGAGCGTCCACACGGATCTGCTCTTCGACAGTATCGAACACGACGCCATCGAGCGAATCCAAGCGGATGCCCTTGAACTTGTCGCTGTGCTTCTGGAACTTCGACGCGAGGCGTTGGCGGTAGGCAATCGGGCTTTCGCCGTGAAGCGGAGCCGGCACGCTGTCGCCGAACATCTGCGCGACCGAATCCCAACGGGCTTGCGCGGCGCTGAGTTGGTCCCGGTCCGAAGCCGAGAGGGGCGTCGCGAGCGCTTGCAGCCGCGCATTCATGGCGTCGATCTGCTTCTTCATGTCGGCGTTGTCGGCACGAAGTTGGGAGTCGGCGCGCACCTTTTCTTCCGAATCCTTTCGCATTTGCTCTTCCTTCTTTTTGCGTTCGGCCTCTTCGGAATCCATGCGGGCCGTCTCTTCGGCGTCGCTGCGAGCCTGGGCTTCACGCGCAGCCTTGGCTTCGGCGGTTTCTTCGACAGCGCCAGCAGCCTCGGCAACCTTCAATTCGGAAGCAACCGAATCAGCAGGCGCAACGGGAACTGCGGGAGCGACCGGTGCCGCATCGCCGCCCTTGTTTTCAAGCGCGTCCATGCGAGCGCCCAATGCCGAGCAGGCTTCGTCGAAGCGCTTACCCAATGCATCCGCCCACGCCGGGACTTGTTCCGTCGTTTCGTCCATCTGTGTTTCTCCAGTGTTAATTCCGCTGGGCTCGCCGCCCTTATCCCAAACACCAACCGGGCATACCGCCAAGTGGTCGAGGAAAGAGGGTTTGCCTTCGATGAGAACCGTCTTGCCGTCGACTTCAACGGAGACGGCTGAGCCCGCGTCGCGGAAAATCACCGCGGGACTAGTCGAGTCGTGCGTCGTCAACATCAGTTGAGCGCCGTCCGAATCGAAGATCTTTGAAACCCCGCGGACCTCATCGCCCGCGATATAGGGATAGAAGATCGAGCCGATGTTTCGCTCTCGATACTCCTGGGTGTTGAGTAGTCCTTTTGCGTGCAGGAAGAGAACTGGCAGGCCGTTGCAGCGCTCGCGGAATTCTTCGGTCAGAAAGGTTTCAGGCGGTCGATAGACGTATTCGTCGAGCGCCTTGCGGTAGCTCGTGCCCGTGCCCGTGATGCGCAGATCGAAGAGCCATGCGCCTTCGTATTTCTGCGGAGAGAGCAGATAGCCAGCGGCCATCCGCTTTGCGATGTCGAGTTCGTTGCCGGTGACGAGTTCGATCGTTATAGCGACCGGCTCAAGCATTCCTTCTGGCAGTTCATTCGGTGCCGCCCATTGCCAAGCCGTATGCTCGTTGTTGAGCTTCGGCTCGAAGGGCTCTTTGACGTCTTGCAGGAAACAGGTGTATTCGCCCTCACCATTGGCAATCGGATTGCGGCGAACCGGCCAGCGGATGCCATCAGGGCAATCACCGATTTCCTCGATGCATTCGCGTACCGCTGCGGCCTCCGGCGTTTCGTTGCCTTCGGCATGACCGCCAGGCTGCTCCCATTCGCCCGTATCGCTGCGACGCACAAGCAGATAGCGCGGGCCCGGAGCGCGAAAGAGGATGCCGGCGCAATTGGCGGGCGTGGGCTCGGCGTCAGACCGACTCTTGCCCGCTTCCTTTTCTGCGATCGCGATCGCCTGATTCTCGGGATGTCCCGCGTGACGAAGTTCGGCAATGTTGGCGCTGATCGCCTCCTGCGACGAACCTTGTTCGAGAGGCATTCGATGTACCAAAAGAAAAAGCCATCGCGAAGGGTGGCTTTGTATGGGTGATGTAATTCGGCTAGGCGTTGCCGAGTGGAGCAGTCAGTCGAACGAACTCACCATTGACAAACCTGCCAAATGTGCTGCTGGCGCGGGCAATCTGTTCGTTGGTTAAAGCCGCGATCGCCATATATTGCCTCCGGCGAGCGTCATAAAACCTCGGGCTTACCTTCGCCAGATCTTCGCCATCCATATTGCGGGCCGCAAGGTGGTAGGAGGGCTTGCCATCAATGACGATCTCGAAGCAGTAAGCGAGACCATCGGGCAATCCATCGCTATCACCCTGGGCGCGAAAAATGTACGGTTTGCAGTTCTCAAGCTGGTTCATGTCGCCACCTTTCTCTTCAGTCGCGTTTGCTCAAGCAGGTCCTTGCCCTTGACGGTCAGCATCTCTTCGGGCAAGTCACGCAGGGCATATAGGGCAACAACAAAACATTGGCAAAACGGCTCTTGAGCTGCCGCCGTGATTTCGTCGTAATAACCAGAGGCGCCGGTCTTCACCAATCCCTGTTGCTTCGCCCAGCTATCGCGCACAAGGTAGATCTTCTGATCGCGTTCCTTGTGGTCCTCGCGATAGTCGTACCCGGCGCGCCTCCAATGGCTGCGCCACCGATACGCAATGACGCCGTTTTGCTGAGCGACGACCTCATTGATCGCGGCGACTAACTTGGCGCCTTGGTCGATCTGGCATCTGCGGGCTTCATACTTCACTTGCTGAATCGGCTTGGCGATGTGCTCTTTGACGTCGACCTTATCGACGACCTTGGAGCCTTGATCTGGAATCGACGTCATCCAGCCCGACGCGCGCCGCAGCATCTTCTCGACCGCTTCCTCGCGATTGAGCTTGATCAGGCTGACGCTTGCCCTAATGCGCCGGTCTAGCTCGTCGCGAGCGAATGGCTTCAGCCGCTCGATCGTGAACGTCGGCACGCCCGGGTGATACTTGAACATCGACGACTTGGAGAACGTGCGATTGAACACGGTCTGCATCGCTAACTGCATCCGGTTCTGAATTTCTTCGGGAGTCGGCAGATCGGCAATCGCGGCGAAGCGCAGCTTGCGCAGCCAGTCATCGAGCCGCGCCGGATCGTCGTAGCCGTTCTCTGTGATATCGCGCACCGCGGCGGTTAGGACGTCTTGGAAGACAGTCATAGGTGCGACGACTCAACGATAGGGCGCGGTTCTGACTCGGGTTCTGGCGGGACGTATGCGGCAATCGCATCCTCATCCAATTCGAGCGGGGCCGAGAACATCAACTTGCGCTCATTCAGAATAGAAGCCAGCCAGATAGCCGCCTTGGCCTTGTTCTCGGGATCGAGCATCGGACCCAGCACTTCGACGGCAGAAATCGCTGCCTTCGTGATGATGTCCTCGACCTTCACCTTTTCGCTATCAGGCTCGACAAGCAGATTCGGCCATGTCGCCGTGAATGCGTTCTTCCACTCGTAGAAGGCCGTCTCGTACGGGATGCTTTGAAAGTCGGCGTACTTGCGCTGCAGCGTCTTGTAGAACTCCGGGCTCCACGCCCGGCGCATCACGATCTGATCCATGAACCGATAGGCCGGGTTCATCTCGATCCGCATGCGGGCAATGAAGCGCGCGATGATCTTGGCGTCTTCCGAACCCTCGCCGAAGCCTTCCGTCAACGTTTCCTGATAGAGCATCGCGGCTGGCATCTTAGCCGCCGTGGCGATGTTCTTGATGCAGTTGTTGCGAGAGAATTCCGCAGCGTCGCGCAGATTCTTCAGGTCGACCGATTCGATACTTTCATCGATCCCGATCGAAATGACGTTACCCGTCTTCGCGCCCTTGAGCGATTGGCGTTTGAAGCCGAACCATTGGCGCGCGCGCTGATCGATGACCGAGCCCGGCGCTTTCATCTTCATCACTAACAGAGCAGCCTTTTCGGCCACCGCCTGATCAGTGATCATCGTTTGGATATAGGTCTTCAGCGGATAGAGCGCACGCTGATAGACCGAGCGGCCGACGAAACCGAAAGCGGAGTTCGTCCAATTGATGAAGATCGGCGACTCGTTGAGCGCAATCACGGCTCGCGACGAGTGGTATTCCTTTCCCGCAACAGCCAGATACCGCGGCTTCTGAAAGTCGGGTGCGTTCGGATTCTGGTTCAGCACCAGCGATCCGGCCGTATTCAGCGGATCCCAGGTGTTGAAGTACACCTCGAGTTCGTGCAGCTTGTCATAGGGTAGCGGTTCAGTCGTCGGAAAATCCACGCCGCTCAGTGTTCGAGCGCCGACGCCAAGCGATGCAATCCCATATACCCGCTTGAGCGTCATCAACCCCTTGATGATCTCATCGGCGCCCGTCATGCCGATCGCCATCCACTCGCGATTGAACGCTTCGATCAGGTCATCTTCGGGCACGCCATCAGCCCGGATCTTGATCTCGCGTTCCTGGCTCTGAGCCTCTTCGATCGGGGCTTCGGCCATCTTAGCGCCGAGCGGGTGACTCACATAGAGCTCTTTCGCCATTTCGTACGACGGCATCGCCCCCGGAACGATGTCATCGGCCATGAGAATCTGCATGAGCGATGACGGAATATTGGCGCCTGTTCCTACCGATGCGACGCCGCCGTCTGTGTTGAGATCGCTCATTTACCAGCCTTGTTGATGCCAAGGCTGGATGCCCGGCGATTAGTCCGTTTGATCGAAGCGTGGCTTCTGTGTGATGGCGCGTTCGGGCGTCCATCCCATTTGAAGGCGACAATGAATGAGCCCGCGCCGGAATCCGCGCCGATCCTCCCATTGCGCGACCGTCATCGTTTCGCCGTCATAGGTCAGCAAGCAACTGGAGCGCCGATTGTTGGCCTGCTCTTTCGCGGTCGCCCAACGTACATTCCCCGACTCGTAGTTGCCGTCATTATTCGGATAACGGTCCAGGGTCATGCCTTTCTGAGGAGGCAGCCCCATATCAGCATAGAAATTGTTGAACTCAAGCCATCGCTCGCAGACCTTGACGCCTCGGCCACCGTAATCTTTGTATGCCTTACATCCAGAATCATTGCAGCGTTGAAGCATGCTCATCCATGTGTTGTGGATGGATGTATGAGACATGCCGTGCTTTAGACTTGCTTGCTTCGCTCGATCTTTCTGTAGGCACCCGCATGACTCTGTGAGTCCTCGGCGCAAATTCTGCGCGACGACAAGTACATCTTCTCCGCAATCACATTTGCATGCGTAGTGCAATTTCTTCTGGGTTTTGCCTTGAACCTGCTTGCTTTCACCCGCGATCAATCTGCCGAATCTCTGTCCAGTAAGATCAATTCGATTTGGCGCGGCCGTGCCAGTAATGGTTCCTTTCGCCGTCACTTCAGACTCCTATCTTGTAAGAATCTTCAGTATAGCTCAATCAATCCATTACCATCCGTTCGAATCACCTAAAGATATTGCTACGCCGTAACAGAAAGTATCCAAAATGTCATATTGATGCGGCGTCTTCGATCCAGACCTGAAGCCGCAAACCTGCGACAAGAAATGGTTGCGAGTCTGGCCTTTGTATTCCGTCACTTTGTCGAAGGCGTGTTGCGAGATTTTCACGCTGCCGACGTGGACATGACCCATCACTGCGATAGCTCGCCCTTCCTTGCCTTGCGCCACGAGGTCGTTATCGATCGGATAAGCCGGCAATCCGCGGCGAGCCGCTTGCTGCAAGAGCACGATCCCGCTCGCCTTATCTTCGATCCACGTGCCGAAATTTCCTTCGCGCGCTTTCGTCATCGAGGAGAATTGCTCGAGCCGCTGATTGACAGAGGGCAGCCAGTCATCTAGGAACGCGGCCTCGATCTGGATCAGATCCCAATCGAGAATGATGAGCGGATGCCCGGCGATCTTGTTGCGCGCGTAATAGGTAACGGCCGTTCCGTCATGCTCCAAGCCATCCTTGAGCGCGGTATCCAGAACAGCAAAGACCTGATCGCAGCGCGTCGGATACTCGACCGGCTGGCCGTCGACCAACAGGCTTTCTTGGCTGAACAGGGTGCCTTCGAGCGGGCGCGGTAGCTGCTGATACAGCGCCGACCATGACCGCGTGTTCTTCTGAAACTGAGCCCAGTGCTTCTCGTCGAACCATTCCGGCCAGAGATATTCGCCTCGCTTGCGCCCGAGCGGATCGTTGTCGACCTCGCATTTAGCCTGCAGGCAAACGACTTCCCAGACATTCCCGTCGCGGCAGAGGATCGAGCCGCTTTCGCCCTTCCATGTCTCCGGCAGGATGCGGCCGGCGAGATCATTCTCGTTCCAACGAGTCTGGATCAGAACAATCCAGCCGCCCGGGATCAAACGGGTCTTGAGGGATTCCTCGTATTCGGCGAAGGTCGTCTCTTGGATGACCAACGAATCGGCTTGCTGCCGGTTCTTCACCGGGTCGTCGACGATCAAACCGTGGCAGCGATTGCCGGTGACGCCCGAAAGAATCCCGCCCGACAGGTATTCGCTGCCATTGGTCAGTGCGAACTCCTGCGCCGCCGACGAATCCGGCGCGATCTCGCAGCCGAAAATGCGCTTGAATCGCCTTTGCTTAATGATCGAGCGAGTGCGCCGGCCCATCTTTCGGGCCAAATCATCGCCATAGCTGGCAAGGATGATCTTCCGGCCGGGTTCCGCGCCCAGATAGCGAGCAGGGAAAACGACCGATGCATAGGTCGATTTTGCCGATCCAGGCGGCATGAAGAACATCGCCCGGCCGTGCCGTTTCTTGCTGATTCGGTCCATCGTCTCAAGAATCAGAAGATGATGCTGAGCCATCGTTGTTTCGATGGGCTTGAAGAACTCGGTGTCTGGATCGTCGGCCGCGGGTTTGCCAGGTATTTCAATGGCCTGGGCATAGGCCAGAACATCCTCTCTAGCCCTGCGGCGAATCCACAGCTCCTGCGCCGCTTGCTGCAATGTAGGCGGCGAGTTCGTCATCCGTCATGTCCTGAGCGCTCTTAGTTGTCGATACTTGGGCGTTCACTTCGAGCTTTTGCGCCTCGACCAAGCCATACGCCTCGCGCTCGAGTCCTACCAGAGTTTTCAGCGTGTCGCTCAACTTCTTCATGCCGTCGATGCGTCCGGCACTCGAAATCACCTTCTGATAAATGTCGTTGCGCCGGTCCTGGCCCTTCTCGTCATCCGATCTCAGCAATTCACCCAGTTGCTCGAAAAGGTCCAGATTTTCCGTCTGGGCCTCAAGCTCTCCGAGGAGCGCCATCGCGAGCGATCTCGACCGAGCAATGTCGCTGCGCTGGGTCAGCCTGACATGCGCCACGGTTGCGGCGCCAGCGTCGACAATATCGCGCTCCGAGTACGCGCCTTCAGTGCGTACCGCGTTGCGTACCTCTTCTTTGCGTACCAGCGCATCGGCCTTGGCTTTTACCTTTGCGGCAAGGTCCCGCGTCCAATCGTCACGCTTTGCGCGCTTGCGGATTGCGCCTTCGGTGATGCCGTGCTCTGCCGCTATCTCTCGAACCGACAGCACGCCGGCCCGGTAATCCGCCTCAATGCGCTCCCAGTCCGGCGCGGCTTTCTTTGGCTGCGCCATTTGTGTTTCTCAAGTGTTTGTGCCGCCCACCATGGCGGCAGCCGCGCCCCGAGGAGCGGGCGGAAAATGGTTGTCCGGGATGGATTCGAACCATCGACGCGCGGCTCTTCAGGCCGCCGCTCTACCGACTGAGCTACCAGACAATAAATGGTGGATGGCCTTGGATTCGAACCAAGAGGGCCGGAGCAACGGTTTTACAGGCCGCCCCACCTCCTTAACGGTCTACCCATCCGAAGCATGACCGGTGTTGTTTATGCGCCCGTTATCGGCGCCTGACAGAATCCGGCAACTGCCTATCCCGTCAATAGGACGCGTGGCTTGCGATCGTCTTGCCGTGCTCGTTCAGCACGTATGCATTGCCGGTCAGGCTAAACTCGCGCATCTTATCGGTCGCCGTGTCGCGGATGCGTGCGGGGCGTTGCGTGCGCTGTGTTTATTGCAGAAGCATCTTCACGAACTCCGGCTTGACGGTCAATTCTTCGCCGTCCTTGCGGATCGTGATGAATTCCGGCTTGCCTGTCGCCATCCA